CGAGTTCGATGTTGCACTTTTCTAAAAAGTCCAAACCTATAGTATCTCTGTATGAATGTCTGTAGTAGACTTTCTTGATTCCTGCGCCATGAACTAACTTAGCGCAATGGATGCAAGGAGCATGAGTACAGAATAGACTACTGCCATTTCCGCTCTCACCATCACGTGCAAGTTTAAGAATAGCATTTGCTTCAGCATGAATTACCTCATCTTTTGTTTTTGTGACAACACCACCATCTTCATGAACTTCAATTACCTCTTCACATTCGTTGGTCCAACCAGATGGCATTCCATTATATCCAATGGAAATGATGCGATTATCCTTGACGACAACCGCACCAACCTGCAACCTCTTAGCAGAAGAAAGCTGAGCAAATCTCTCAGCTGTATCTATAAATGCATCAATCCACTTCTGCTTCATCTTTCAATCCTCTCCAGAAACCAATAGGATCTTTTGGTTTTTTATCATCAATAGTCCACTTTTTTCCATTCCAATATGCAAATTTATAGAATGGCCAACTGTTGTCTTCTCGTGTTTCATAATATCCAACACGTTCAGGATTAACTTCGACTGGATACCATTCGGTAACAGTTTCTTCATATGCGTCGTTCTCTGCTTCCATCTCAAGTTCTTCTTGACGACTGTGGTAGTAATCAATTAAACCAGTGAAGTCTTTAATTTCTTCGGGAAGTGCTTCCAATGATTCGAGATCGTCCATATTGTATTCATACTCATCACTCTCACCATCTTCCCACTTACCGCAGTATCCCATACCACCTTCATGATATACAGCATCTACATGCCAGTCATTTTCAAACAGGAATTCATAGAGTGCAAGTGGTGGTGCCCAAGCAGTTTCAAATGAGATCCAAATAGTTTCATCATCATATCGATCGTAGTCAATGACAGAGATATCCCATTTAGTACCCCAATTGTTACAGTTCCACTCATACCAGTTTTCTTCTTCAGATTCTGGACGTGGGCGTAAATGTTGAAATACTTGTTGATTGTCTTTATCTTCTAAGACAGCAACGAGAGCATCAATTTTCTCTTTACTTGCAGTAAGAGTTGCAGCATTATCACACCAATTAGGCATTTGAATTTCCTTTCACAAATTTCATAATAAAATTATACATCAAAACTACAATTCTGTCAAGTAAAGTTTTGTTGGTTGCAAACCTTGCAATTAAGCTGTGGCTCCACTTGCTGGAGCCTGAGAGTTTTTTACTTTCTTTTCCTTTGTTGCTGGAGCAGGCACAGATGAGAAAGTTTCTGCTACTAACTTCTGTGTAATCTTTGGATACATCTTTGTTAGTTTCTGATCTTTGATTGCGAGAATTAACTTTGATTCGTAAGGATGTAGATTCTCAAGCAACTGAATGAACAAAGATTCTCTACGCAGTTTATTCAAATCCGCACGACAGAACACATACAACTTTCTGGCTTCCATATGCAAATTTGCAGGACTCATACCAATCGGTGCAGCATCTTCCTTAAATGGAGGATCTCCCTCAGGTAAAAAGAATTTCTTCTCTGGGTCAAATGCATGTTCAAAAATCAAACGCAGTGCACCATTATCTTTATATTTTGTAATAGTAGCTGGGTCCTCATTGATCTCAGCCAACATCTCAGTAACTAATTTTGTAGACATTAAAAGTCCTCCAATTCATCTAATAGTAAACGACATTTATTGGCGATTAAATAATTCATTATCGTCATCTTGTCGGATGTCGTTTTATAATCCGCATAGGTATCTATAATTTGTTTTGACACATCCTCAGGAATAAACTCAAAGTCTACCAGTGTTTGATTGCGATGCCAGTTACGACGTTCTTCGTCAGTCTTACATGCAATAAAACCATTCTCAATAAATTCCTGCAGTCGTTTTGAAGAAACAGGTTTCTGTCTTTCGCCTTTGAGGAACACATCATCATTACTCAGGATGTTTGGAATACCATCATCACCTGCTTTAACAATGTGAGTAATAGTTTTCTCATGCAACTCTTTCTTAGTTGCTTTGACATATTTCTTCTGAATAGGTGACCACTGAGTTACATTATCATACTTTTGCAACTGAATGAAGTCGCCATCTGAAGATACAACTAAAATCTTCTGTGGTTCTTCTACTAGTCCTTGCTGAACCAATGCATTAGTCTGACACCACTTAGCCATTACTGCGATAATATCGTCAGCTTCTGCACGTTCCAGATGTAAAACTTTATACGGAAAGTTCTGTGCAATCTCATCACGAATTTGCGACAGCGTATCAAAGATTAGAGTCCAATCAAGATCGCTGTTATCACGTGCTTTCTTACGATTGCACTTGTAGTTAGGGAAGAACTCCCTACGCCAATACTTACGTCCATCGCAACAGATAACCAACTCCCCATACTCTTTGCCATATTTCTTTTTGTATGACTTGAGTGTTGAGAGTGTTACGTGACGAATCAGGTTTTTAATTTCCGACTCGCTACCTTTCAACTCACGTTGAAACGATAGAATGTTACTCAGAGCTACCTGAGAGTAATCAACTAAAATCATTAAAATGCTCCAAGTAAAATAGTTTCTTCATTGAAACGACCATTCGGTACAGCTGGTTTAGTCTTCAATGTTTTGATTGCACTGTTCAATGCACGTTTACCCAACGATAACCCTTTGAAGAATTCTTCAGGTTTGCGCAGAGTCATACGCTTTGATTCTTTAATATCGAAACCGATAATGGTAGTTCCCTTAACTGATAGAGTGCCACCATTCTCACCTTTGTATACACCGAGATGTTTGTATTTGGTGTTGTAGTACCATACTTCTGTTGAGCCAATGATACTTGCAGGGTTCACAGACTTTAGGTTTAGTTCTGCAAACTCTTTGAGATATTTCATCTTGGCAACCTGCTTACCAGCTGGTACTTCCTTACGCTTACGTGGAGCACGATTAGCCTTAGCAGTCTGAACCATCTGATTACAGTCAGCAACGATGTTATCCACGAACTCCAAGAATTTCTTTAGTTCACGTTTAGTGAAGTTTGAGTAACCCTCTACAAGTTGTTCATCTTCACCAGCGATTGCTTCACGCAATTCATCAGCCAAAGGAACAAACAATTCACCGATACGTTTAGCGATCGGTGCTGCTACTTGTTGTGCCAGTAGATAATTTTTAGCTGAGAAGTCAGACTTACAACCAGCCAACACAAAGTCATCGATGGCACCTTCGATCTCACCAGCAAGATCGTGTGCTTTCTCATCCATTCTATCTTGAATGGAAATTACATTTGTTGGGGTTTCTTCTTTCTTGATAACTTCTTTCTTGACTTCTTTCATCGCAGTCAATTCTTTGATGCGATTCTCAAGAAATAGTTGATGATTTTCCGATAGGTCACCACCACGATCGGCGATACGTGCGAGTATACCAGCATAACGAAAATGTTTTTCGTCAATCTTCAGAAGTTGTGCTGCTATTTTTTTGTTTGTCTTTGCGACATGATTGATAAGCCATTTCTTCTTATCTTTGTCATCATTGTTATAATTGTAGTAGTTGAGTATCTCGAGAAAACTGCTGTTATACCTCGATGAGTTCAACTCAGGTTCACTACCATTAACTTTTGCAATAAGTTCTTTACGTTTCGCTGTATTCATTACCATAGGAATATTTCCTCACTTTCTATAACTATTATACCCTACTTTTGAATTATTGTAAAGCATTATTTTAACAGAGCAGATACTGTCTTGCAAAGGTCTTTTCTTCCCTCTTCCAGTAGAATCCAGTGAGATGCTTCTGAGTAAATTTGTGTATTAAATTTACGATATGCTCTTTTAATTTGGTCACTGGGAGTTCCAGTAAAGATTACAAGAACTTCATCGCATTTTAAAGAAGAAAGAAAAAATTCGTTTGTGTAAGCTGAACGAAATTTTTGTGATGTTTGTATTGGATATTTTGGTGCATAAAACACTTCATCTAAACTTTGGAGATACGCATGCTTCATAGTTTTATTCATAGAAGTTTGCTCTATCACTTCAGCTACAGAATCTCTACGAAACTCTACCTTATCGTCTAGCTCTTTTTTTGGAATTTTAGTTCCAGGCGAGAAAGGATCTAGTAGAATCAGTTTACTAATTTTATTTTGCTGCGCATATTGCAATGCTGTAATACATCCATAACTGTATCCCATAATGTTTTGAACAGTATTTTCTTTAATAATATTCGTGACATTTTTGAATACATCATCATGATTACTAAATGGTATATCGAAAGTGAATGTCTCGATACCATCCTCAACAAGCATATCACAAAAACTATCTTCTTCACAATCAAGATCGAACATGGATTTGGTTCTCCATGTCGCACCTTGTAAGTAAAGAAGTTTAGTTTTAGGGTTGCTTGGGATTCTGTGATGAATTTGCACTTGTTACTTTCTCATACAATTCAACGAAGTCTTCATGGTCTGCTACTTCTTGGTGCAAACTTTGCTTATGAAAAGTTTTAGCAATCTTGTTAATAATTTTCTTTGGAATTTGCAACTGGTCAGATTGTTCCTTGACAATTTCCTTAATCAAATCACGTTCTGCTTCAGTTCGCACCATTGAGTTACTAATTTCATGAATGGCTTTCTGCAGATCTTTTTTCTGTTCAGGTGTCAATACGTAATTCATTCTTTATCCTTTTTAATTTCAATTGATTTTGAGAAGAAGATGTGCATCAAAACTGCTGCAGACCAAGTCTCTAACGAATAGGGAATTGCGAGCAAAGGGAACAATGTGTTCAGTGCCCAGATGTATAGAATTGGCAGGAGAACTGCCAATGCGATAATAATGATGACACCAACAGTGACACCAAACATAGCAATAATAGTTTTCATAGCGAACATTCCACTTTAATTACGGAGTCCCAACGAAAGGATCTCCACTCTTGTTTTTCTGTATCAAAGACCCGAACTGCGGATCCAGAAGTCTGGCTACTCGTGCTTTCTTCTTTGGGCATCTTGTCTGTAGGTATTCTTCCCTCGCTGAGAGTGCAAAACATTTTTCTTTCAGTTCCGTCTTTTTTGGTAAAAGTAATGCACAGATCTTTTGCGTTTGCATCTCGTAGTAGTCCATATGTCCACTCTTTGAATTGTTCAAACTCTTTTTCATTCTTGAGTACTGTTTGGAATGTCATTATCAAATCTCACTTTTAATTCATTAATTAATGGTTGGAAAAAATCTTTAAATTCTTTTGAAGAATAAAATGTAGTATACCCACTGTTTGTAAGTTCTTTCCCATTATTATCATAGGAAACTTGTCTGATTGTAAACTCGACTAGGTCATAGTCGTGGGACTTAACTCTGATAGTCCGATAAAGATCGGGTCTACTAATCTCAATATCAATATTCATAACCACCTTTCTTGTGCTTAGGTTGACGAGTGTACTGAACCTTAGACTCCACTTTTCTCATACGATACTTAGGAGTGCGCAAATCCTTAGCAACAGGATTTCTAGGTTTAATTGAATTATACACTACTTTCATTTTAATGTCAACTTATTTTATTATTGCAGTCTGTAGATAACCCCAAAGATATAAACTGCCAACAAACCTGCATTTACCACAATAAGACTTTTCTCTTTCATTCTTATTGCAGCTGCAAGCCACGTTACAGCACCAGCATTGAACAGATACACATTCAATGGATCTAAAGCCAAAGATGTTGCAACTGCACCAGCAATCGTCAATGCAGTTCCAACCCATTTCAAAATTTCAGTCATTTAACTTCCTCTATAGTCACACGATAACATTTTCCATTTCTGTCCACGACAGTCATGGTCTTTCTAGTAGAAAGGAATTCTCCCTTCTCTCCGAGATCCCACTGAATCTTCCCAACATTATCAATGTAAGACATACGATTATTAGTCGAGTCTTTCTTCATTGATTCGCTAATCACTTTAGCGATGTAATCACAATATGCCAACATAACAACTCCTTCAAAATTAGTGCTGGTTTTTCTTTATAGTCTGTAACCAGCAAAAATAGACTGCATCAGTTTATGACTCTTTCTTTATAGTCTCTCAGTCAAAGGACGCAACGACCTGTAGATGTAGACTGCTGTTTTGGCTAGTTTAAAGTCTTGCCACGGATATCCCTCCATTAAGACTTTTATCATCGAATGTAAACTGAAAATTTTTCAGCGTCTCGTTTTAAACATGTCAATGCCATTGCATCATACCTTGGACCACGAAACCTATAGCGGAGTCCTTTAAAATTCTTTTTCAACTGTGCCTGCACTTCTGCAAGTAAACTGATAGGAATATTTTTGTACAATGCTCGTTCGCCACGACACTGAAACTGTTGTAGGTTTATTCCCATGATTTCTTATCACCAAACTGTTCGTTGTATTCGTAACCCATAAAGTACGCACGCATTTCTGCAATGCTCATGTCTTTAGATTCAACTCGGTTACCACGATAAGATCCCTCAGGATACCAGTGTGGATCTTGCGGACGACTATACCAGCTATCAGCTGCACCACGATCAAAGGGACTACCATGACTGCGATCAAAAGTTTGACCACGATATTCAATTTTATTATTCATAATTACGCTCCATAATATTGTGCATCGTCATTTGCCATCTCATCGGCATACGACAACATTTCATACTGCTTTTCTAATTCTAAACACTCACGCTGTTCGATTACATCATAAACCATTTCAATCGGACAATTCAATGTCACTGCAATAAATTTTGGTGACATACCTTCTGACAACAAGTCTTCAATATCCAACGACAACTCTGCCATCTTACTCATATTTTCTCCATTTTAAGAACACCAAGATACATAAGAATCAAACCAACAACAGCCAGTGCAATTTGATATGGTAGTTGTGCATCAGTTCCATTATCCATACCACCAACTGCACCGAACACCAACAAAAAACCAATAACAAGTCTAATCATAATTACCTCGACAAGTTAATAACACGACCAGCATATTCCATGAAAGAAACTTCATGGGGTACAAAAACAATTTTGCCGATGCGAGAAGTACGAACTCCTCTTTGTTTTTTACCATCAAATACATCAGTATGAACAGTAATTTTGTAAGCATTGAAATATTGTTCAGTGCATTTGACTTGCTCAACCACACCTTCAACAAAACAATCGCCACGACCATTCATAGGTTTGAAGTCATAAGCACGAATCACGTCACCAACTTTCACATCAATCATTTTATTTCCTTTTTCAATCATCATAAGACTATTATACAGCAGTTCTGAATTATTGTAAACCCCCAGTTTTGCAAAAAAACAACGAAAAAACCCCTCTACTGGAGAGGGGTTAGAAAGACCCTACAGTTTGTAGGGTTATTTTAAGACTAAATTTGGAGTTTTACAGACTGTATCAACGCTACCTGCTAGTCGATACGGAAGATACCAGATTTGTAGAAAATACCAAACCCAGAGATCTGCTGGGTGTATCATGCTTTTAATTCGCCACGCTCGATTAAAATCTTTTTATTAGCCTGATGTTCTGCTTGGGTCAATTCTTTGTTCTCACCTTTGTATGGAACAGCGTAATTATTTTTGATTAGCCACTCATTGACACGAGTACCATCTTCAAGAATAAAAATACCAAGGATCCTACCAAACTTGTCATCGTTGCTGTCAGGTTTTTGTGTTTCAATAATCACATAAGAACCAACAGGTAATTTCTCTGCCAATTTTTTCTTGGAAAGTTGACCACGAACTTTTTCTTCTGCATTAGTAGTTCTTGATTCTGGTGTATCAATACCTGCCATGCGAACACGTTGGTTAGCTAAAACAATATTAAAACCTAAATCTAAATCGATATCAACTGTGTCTCCGTCAAGCACCTTTAATATTTTCGCTCTATATTGATACATACTTTATTCCTTTTTAGCAAACTTTTCAGATGCAGTAAATCCTAACCCTGCAATCACGATGTATATCATGGACTCAAACAAAGCAGGTGTAACTTTATAGCCAAAGATGTCTGCAATCATTGCGAATGCACAAACTAAAAATGCCAATAGAGTTATAACTCTTTTGCTTGAGACAGAGCCATTGACTCCATCACATAACATACTATTAAACCAGTTCATTTATTAATCGTTTCTTGTATTTCTTGCTACAGGATCTCCTGGCTCAAGACCATATGATGCTGTTGGTGTTGCAGTAAATTGACTTGTATTGCCACCAAATGAACCAGTAAACTGTGATGTATTTCCACCCATACCCATTGGTCTTGGTGGCATACCCATACCACCCATTGGTGAACTCATTGGAGTTGCAGGTGGTGTTGCTGGTTTGTTTGTCCAACCAGAAGTTGCTGCTTGTAGTGCAGCTTTCTGTGCATCTTTATCCCCACCTGCCAACATAATTCCTGATAGAGTGCCAGTCAAGAATGTAGCTATAGGAATAATCAACTCAAAGAACTTTTGGTCGATAGGACTGATAGCGTTCAATGGTTGTGTAACGAAGATAATAGAATAAAGAACAACGAAAACAATTCCAACAAGGGTAAATGATAAACAAATACCGATGAAGAATTTCAGACGAGCCATCAACTGCTCTTCTGTATACATAACTGGTTCGCTCATTTGCATGCTCCTGTAGTTGTTGGTGCAGATGCTGGTTTAGCAACTTCACCATCTTTTGGTGGACCAAGTCTTGGGTCTCTTCCACCTTTAAAAATATGTTCTGGGCAAGTTCTGTTAACGTCACATAGTGGCAGTTTACAGATATCCTTATCCCAGTTCGCTGGATCTTGGCATGGATAACGGAAAGACTCTTTACTTACTATTGCAAATGCAACAGGGATTAGTAATAAAATTCCTATTAACCATAGCAGTTTTTTATCATCCATACCTTACTCTCTTATAGTTATTATTTTCCAGCTAATGGATTATCTAATGCTTTTTGTATCTTTTTATCTACAGCCTGATCCATTGTTTTAAGTTCTTTACGAACTTCATTAACATCTTGAACTGTCTCACGTTGTGTTTGCTTGGATGAACGCTCCACCTGCTCAACAGTATTTTCCAAACGACGAATATCGCTCTTCAGGTCATTTTTAATGTCCTGAGTGTACTGAACTGATTTCTCAGCATTCTGTTGAGTAACTTCTAGTTTCTTATATATTTCAGTCAAGTCTGGTGAAACATATTCTGCAATTTTTTTCTTCATACCCTGATAATCTTTATATACTTCAAATGCTCCATAAAGACCACCTAGTGTAGATGATACAATTGTAAACGCAACCATTAGTTTTGCTGGAGTAAACTCATATCCACCGATAGAAATTACTGTATCTTTGCTGGCGAATTGTTTAGCTGCAGCTTCTAGTTCGTCTACTTTCTTATTTAGGTCTATTTTTTCTGTCATTTTTTCCTCTTTTTATTTATATTGACTATCAACCATTTCATTGTGTAATCTGTCCGTGCCACCAAACATCCTTAAAGCACTACGATTATCGATAGTTCTTTGATTGTTATAAACTGTGAATGGTTTATACCCAGATGCATCTGGTACCATCGCTTTACCATACGCATCAAATCCTGGAGTAAACCCCATGGCTTGGATAACTACATTTTGAATTTGTTTCTGTTGTTCCATGTCAGCAGCTTTGCCCATGTCGTTGGCTAGATTCTTACCCTTTTCTACTGCTTCTGCTTTTGCTGCAGCTTCTCTTCTTGCTTGTAGTTCTTGTCTTGCTGTAGGTGCTGCTGGTTTATCAGATGAAGTTTGAGCAGTATTAATATTCTGTGGCGAATTATTACCTCCAGTGCCTTTCGGAGCATCATCTTTTTTATCCTCTTGTTTGTTTCCACCACCTTTAGGTTCATTACCCTTTGGTTCGTTTTGAGCCATTTGTTGATTTACAGCAGCTGGAGGTGGTGCTAACTGTACTGCTCCAGCAGGTGCGGTAGAAGAATTTGCACTCGGTGGTGGAGGAGCAATTGCTTTGTCCACATTACTATCACCTGTTTTTGAAACTCCAACAGAAACTGCACCATCTGACCCAACTGTAGTTGAAGCAGTTGTTGTAGAAACAGGTTGATTGGCAGGATCGTTTCGTGCAACTGTACCTGCAGTTGCTACTATTGATGCTGTTCCTTGTTGTTCAAGCACCATTTTAGTTGCGTAAGCAGTAGAATAATTCGGGCAGGTTCTATCGTATAATCCATCTAATGAACACTGCTGACTAAAATATGCTTGAGCATATCCTGGACAATCTGTGGCATATAATGCACTTATCGTACACTGTTGTGCTTTATAAGCTGCAGCATAGCCAGAACAAGTTGTAGAGTAAAGAGGATTAGCAGTACACTGTTGGTTATGATAGGCTGCAGCATAACCTGGACAAGTCGTTGCGTGTAATGGATTTATCGAACACTGTTGGTCGTGATACGCAGTGGCATATCCTCTACAAGTTGTAGAATATAATGGGTTGATAGAACATTGTTGTTCTAAGTAAGCTGCGGCATAACCTGGACAGTTAGTTGAGTACAGTTGATTTAATGAGCACTGTTGATTTTCATACGCTTGAGCATACCCAGAACATGTTGTCGAATATAATGGATTGATTGAACATTGTTGTTCTAGATATGCAGATTGATACCCAGGACATGCAGTAGAAAATAGTGGATTAGCAGAACATTGTAGAGTTTGATATGCTGCTTGATATCCAGGGCATGTCGGATCGTATAATGCACTGATATTACATTGTTGTACTGTATATGCAGCTTGATAGCCAGGACATGATGGTGAAGAAAGAGGATTGGTTATGCATAAATCTGCAGCACCAGTTCCATTTAATGCTTGCCAACTAAAAATTTTATCACTTCCAGGAGTGATATTTATACCTTGCCCATGATATGCTTGGAAATATTCACCTTTGGATAAGTCACCTGCCATACCAGATGTAACTCTGTTCCAACTTACCATAGCACCAGCAATTCTAGTGTCTACTAAACCAGATGAGTTAATTTTAATTTCAAAACTATTACCACCTTGTGAAGAACAACATTGACTTGAGTTATACCACCCATAAGTCATTTCGTTTGTGCCACGAAGATAATATTGATTATTGGTCCAAGAATACAAATCAGTATGTAGACCATAGATTGTATAATTGTATCTTGAATCTCTTGTAGTGCGTAAATCTACACCCTCACAGCAAGCACCACCTAATCCAGATGTTGCTGGGTTTTGAAATGTAACCAGCCCATTAGTCATTGCCCATGATGTAGTAAAGTTTTGCCCATAGAATGGGAATGTAAATCCTAATGGAACTTCATTGTACCAATCATCCCATGTTGAAATATTTACAGCATTAGGATTATTCTTGATTTCCTGAAGTGGTAATGCAGCTGATCCAGTGCCAACTGTAACTGACAAACCAGCACCACCTGGAATTGGTACTGATACTAAACCACCTGTTCCACCATTAACTGGTGTCAACGTGAAATCTGTTCCTGGAATTTGTATTTGTGATTTAGCTTCTGGCATAAAGAATGCCAATAAAAAGACTATAATAACCAAATACCAGAATCTCATTTAGTCTTTACTCTTGACTTTTTGAGGGATTCTTTCTGGATTATTTTCCCAGATTGATTTGGCTTGCTCGCCAATTTTACCATCTACTGGACATGGTGTTCCAGCATTCATCATTGCTGTAAACACTCTTTCATCTTGACACATAATAGCAACTGCTGCTACTTTCATACCCATGTCATATGTAGAACGAGCTAATTTTAGTCTTTCGCAATTCTTATCAGTCATTGTAGCACCAAAAGAGATGCCAAGAATTTGCGTTTGAGTTGCACCTGATACAGCAACTGCACAAACATCACTATTAATAATCGTGATGGCTGGAGCCACAGCTGTTGGAGGTGGGGATTTTACTGTTGTTGTGCTATTTGAAGTAGAATCTGTAGTGCTTCTACTAGTCGAATCAGTTACGATTGGTTGGGCAATCGCAGGGGACAAAACCATGACAAAAAGCACCGCTGCTGCGATCTTTTTAGTCATTTTAAACCTTTTTTAGTTAATCTGAATAATCTCACTAACTGCCATGGTAACTACACTATTTAGGTATATTTCTTTTACGTATCTTCTTTTTTACCTAAGTGGCATTCTTGGTGGTTTTTCTGGAGGGAGATCTATAGAGATGTTATCTATAGCTTCGACATTAGATTCAAGTGCTATACGTTTTTCACGTTGACCAAACGTACCATATTCTTGAACTTCAGGAGTAGTTTCTGGAATAACTACATCTACTTCTTTATTCATTTCAGCCATTTGTTCTGGCTCTAATTCTTCAGGTTTCTTTTTACCAAAGAAATCCTCAATTATCTTCTTAGATTCCACTGGTAATGGACTCTTTTTGAAGAACATATCAGACCACTTAGGTTTATCAGGTTCTTCTAATTCATGATTATCTTTTAAGATAATGGATTCAATTTGTTGATTACCTTCAGAATCAGTCTTTATTACTACTGCTGGTTTTATCTCATCATCTTTTCTCATCTGCCAGTTAGCAGCGACAAGCATTAAAACTGCAAGTGGGTCAAATACTATAACAATCAGGATAATAACCCAACGGACTGCCTTCTCAAGCAAATCCGTTTCTGGATTATCACCGTAAAGTAATGCTGCTATGTATTTTATTGGACCGACTTCGGCTTCGACCTTCCTGACTTCGCTGGCGATTGGCGCACGCTCTTCGTTGAGTTTGGCGATCTTGGCTTGCGAGTTGCCGATTTCACTGAGGATTCTGGCTCTGTCTTTTTGTTGGTTTCTGCGGATGTTAATGGCTCGCTCTGCCCCACTGGCTTCTGTGGTTCTTGCGATGGTTTGATCAACTTGAGAATCGAGTTGAGAAAGTTCTTTACGATTTGCATTTATGTTTTCCTTTTCTGTTTTAATTTTTTCATCTATTAGTGCAAGTTTTGCTTGCACGTCACCTGTGGGTATTGCTTGGTCCAAATGTGCTTTACTTAGATAACCAAAAATTCCCATAGAAGTTAATAGCATCAATATTACTAAAGCAAATGTAAAGTAAGACTTCATCAACACTGGAATTTCTTTCCAAGTGCGATAGAGCCATGATGCTACTACAAGTTTCGATGCTTCTAGCAACGAACCCATAATTAAAATAGGAATAACAGCTGCAGCGAAGATTGCTACTAACCCCATGATTGAGTAGTAGGCTGCGCATGCTGATAATGCTAATGCTGTTATGAATAATAGGTATTTCATAGTCTGTTAAGTATGTGTGATTTGTGGACTCTCACTGAGATTTGTCCGTTATAATAATCTTTTGTCTCCAAAACTTTTCTTGAAAACTGCTCCCTTGCTTCGATGTATGAACACTCTGCTTTCGATTTACAGAAATACAGAATTTCTCGTGTGAAGGACTCCTCGCCCAATCGCTCAACATCTTTATTTAATTCAATGCTAGAACCATAGTAGGTTAGCCAGTCAGATTCGATCTTTCCACGAATCTTCTTTTTCTTTTTCGTTCCATTTTTCAACTTAACTGTTTTGTAAGTTGTCTTTGCGAACTTGGCTAATTTTTTACCTATGTATTTTCTGTTGTCGGTTTTGTTCGTAATTAAATAAACAAATCCAACACAATCCTCAGGTAATGATTCTACTGTTTTGTTTTGATAATGCCACATTATTCTTCATCGTCTAGATCCTCTTCTTCGTAGATGTCAGCAGAACAAACTGGGCAATATACCACATCTTCTGTTGAATGGTCATCTCCTTTGAGGACGATCTTTCCTCGTGCTCCACATGATTCACATTCAAAATATTTAGTCGACATTTTTGACCCTTGCTAATCCTAATGTATTAAAAATTCTATACCACATCCAGCCAATATCAAATTCCAATGGTTTTCTGCTCAATTTGGGATTTGCTGGATCTCCATGATGATTATTATGCAGCTCTTCTCCACCGATTATAATTCCCCATGGAACTATATTGGTTGATTTATCCTTACTATCATAGTTTCTATAACCATAATAGTGCCCCATACCATTTATAACACCTGCTGCCCAGAATGGAATCCATATCATTTGAACTCCCCAGACCCACAATCCCCACCAACCAAACAACAAGAAATCAATAATCAACAATATCGAAACACCAGCGTATGGGAACTTTGAGTAGATATTTTTCTCCACCCAATCATCTGGTGTACCAACTCCATACTTCTGAACCATCTCTTTATCTTTTGATGATTCGATATAACAAACAACACCAGCAAACAAAACAAACCAAATACCGAATAAGTGTGGAGAATGTGGATCTCCTTCTTTATCAGAATTCTGATGATGTTTGCGATGTGTAGCTACCCATTCTTTTGTGACCATACCAGTCGTTAACCACAACCAGAATCTCATAAAATGAGATAGTCCTGAATTAAACTCAATACCTCTGTGAGTTTGTCCTCTATGTAAATATAAAGTCACGCACACAATTGTTATGTGTGTCATAATCAACAGATATATTAGTTCAATCATTTTTTCTTTCGTACATGACTGTATCAGTATCACCGAGCGACCATTTAGGATCTGTTTCAACAGACCATCGTTTGGTTGCTACCTTAAAGTCAGGTATCTTTAGTTGTTTTGGATTGCTGCTTGGTTCTAATATAATTAATCGATTATTTGGCTGAGCAGCAAACTGACCATTATCGCACATAATAAAATTGTAAGACTTATGGTCTTCGACATCTTCAGAAAAGCCAGTATCAAGAACATTAAAATCAGGATGGGCACTATCAATTGTGAAAAGATATACACCATACATCCAATCTCCATTTTTTAATTTAAACTTACAACGCATTGATTGTAGTTGTGCTTTCTTAATAACAGTAATGTCATATGAAAGACAATCCCATAATTGTAAATAATCTAATGGTAGTGGCTCACCTTCAATTGGTTTCCAACAAAATGCATGTAATGGCAACTTATCATACAAAGCACCATAATGATTTAGATATGCTTCAATTCTGAACGCTTGACCACGCAACGACTTAGCAGTTATCCACCAGCAAGGTTCTAGTTCACCATGACCTTTTTCAAAGTCATAAAGAAACTCTCTACGAACATAACACTTTACTGGTGGTAAGTTCGCTACAATATGTGCCATTACGCAGCTTTACCCCAAACATCATCCCAGCTACCAGACAAAGCACCTTTAGCATAATCGGTAACACGATTCTCAAAGAAGTTACCATGCACTGGTGCATTAATCATTTCCTCAACCCATGGTAATGGATTCTTCTTAACTTTAAAGATACCTTTCATACCCAAGGAAATTAAACGACGATCCGCAATGTAGCGAATGTATTGTTTAACATCGTTTGAGTTGAGATCTCTCATGTCGCCATTCTGATAGCATAGATCAATAAACTTATCTTCTAATGTAACCATCTTTTCAGCGATAGTATATATTTTAGATTTAAGTTCATCGTTCCAGATCTCTGGATTTTCTTTGATGAACTCTTTAAATAATTTAATCATATTCTCAGCATGCATTGTTTCGTCAACGATTGACCAAGTAACAATCTGCCCCATTCCTTTCATCATGCCGTGACGTGGAAAATTAAGAAGCATGATAAAAGAACTAAACAACTGCATGCCTTCAGTAAAGGCACTGAAAACAGCAATATGCTCAGCAGTACTAGCGATAGTACCATTGCGACTAGAAATATCAAGTACATAGTCATGCTTGTCCCTCATCTCTTGATATTCGAGGAACTCATTGTATGTTGATTCTGGCATTCCAAGAGTTTCAATTAAATGTGAATATGCTGCAATGTGTAATGCCTCACGTGCAGCAAAACCAGAAAGCATCATGCGAATTTCTGGTTGTGGGAAATATGGGAGATAATTCTTAACGTAACCACCAGCTACGTCAATGTCACCTTGTGTGAAGAAACGGAAAATATTAGTCAAGAATGTTTTTTCTTCTTGAGTCAAACTTTTCTTCCATTGTTTAACATCTTCTGCCATTGGTACTTCAGTATGTAGCCAATGTGCTTGCTCGTGTTTTAGCCAAGCATCATATGCCCATGGATAATTGAACGGCTTAAAATAATTTCTTTCATCCGTCATTCTACTTGTTTTTGTTTTTACCATTTTATTCTCTATCTGTAATTAGTTCTATTGCTTTGATTTCTGCATTCCATTTTGCTCCAATCACTTCACGATAACCATCGTCAGTCATTATCATAGTCGCCATATGTTGTGTATGTTTTGGTCCAGCTCCGCTTTGTTTATCCGTATTATCCATCCAAAGAGTTTTGATTCTCCAGAATAATTCGTATGAGTCCATTTATCCCTCGCAGGCTAAGCAAGCACCATCGTCAGCTGATGCCAGTGCTGTTAAATCAATTTCCTTAATAACTTCTCGCTCGATACGCTTAGCAACTTTATCTGCTTTAGCAATCTTATCTGAACGACAATAATACATTGTCTTCAATCCTTGTTTCCATGCTTGGAAGTGAACTGCATGAATATATTTGATATGACTATCTGGACGGAAGAATACGTTTAGTGATTGGGCTTGGTCAATATATTCTTGACGATCTGCTGCATGTTGCACAACCCAACGCTGGTCAATCTCCATAGAAGTTTTGAACACATCTTTAGTCCAATCATCCATCCAATCAAGGTGCTGAACACTACCATCATTAGCAATAATACTACGCCAAATATCTTGGTATTCATCTTCACCCTTTGGTGTCAATGGAGCACCATTTGGTGAAAGGTGTTTCATTATCACCTTATCAAGATAACGATTTTTATTTAGGTGAGAACCCGATAGAGTATCTTGGCGATAAGCATTGGCACGATAAGGTTCAATGCTAGGACTAGTATTGCCCATAAGAATGGAAGAAGAAGCATTGGGAGCAATAGCCATAAGATGACTAAAGCGATTACCAGTGCCCACTGCATCAGGAGCTTCACCACGCTCCAATCCAAGTTTCTTATTCGCTTCATCTAACTTCTCTCTGATATGTTTGAATATCTTTTTGTTTCGACCAACTGCCATTGGGTTTTCCCATGGTAGGTTATTTCTTTGCAGGAAGGCATGCCAACCCAACGCACCAATGCCGATGCTTCTCTCTCGCATGGCGGAATATTTCGCTCGTTTGATTGCGGAAGGTGCATGATCAATAAAATACTGAAGAACATTGTCAAGCATTTCTGCAATATCAGCAAGGAAAAGAGGATCGTCTTTCCACTCATCATAGTACTCCAAATTTAATGAAGAAAGACAGCACACTGCAGTTCTCTTCTCGTTAGTTGGTAGAATAATTTCTGAACACAGATTAGATTGATTAACCTTTAGTCCTTTATCCTTTAACCACTGAGGTAGTTTGCGATTTGATTCGTCAATAAAATGTAAATATGGCTCACCAGTAGTCATACGTAACTCTAGGATTTTCTGCCATAGTTCTTTAGCTGATACAGTTTCACGAACTTCATTGGAAGCTGGATCTACTAATTGCCACGAATCATCAAAGTTTGGATCGAGCATTGATTGCTCGATAATATGCATAAACGCATCAGGAATGTTTACACCATGATGCATGTTTAGGGTTCTCAGATTCTGATCCCCTGTTGGTTTACGCATCTCTAAAAATGGGATAATGTCTGGATGATCAATAGACAAGTAAGCAGCATAACTCCCCCTGCGAGTACGACCCTGCCTGTATGCCAGAGAACTGGAGTCATAGATCTTGAGGTGAGGCATGACACCAGTAGACTTATCGTCTGCTGAACGAATACCAAAGCCAATACCAACACCACCCCCGAGCATAGAAAGCCAATTAGTTTCTGATAGGTTATCAACTAGTCCCTCCGCTGTATCTTCAATATAGTTAAGAAAACATGATATAGGCAAGCCACGCTTACTGCGACCAAAAGATAAAATGGGAGTAGAATAAGACAACCAATGCTTACTGCTGTACTCGTATAACCTCTGCGCATGTTCTTCATTAGAGCCGAATTGTTTTGATACATAAGCGAACCTTTCTTGTGGAGATTGTTCATCATCTTTCATGTAGGATTCTTTTAACCTCATCAATCCTAGCGCATCAAATAAATTATCTCGGCTGTAGTCAACCGCAATGCCATGCACGACACTTTCCATATATTACTCCAATTTTATTATTATACGTTTACGAATTCTTCCACCATTGGGAAGATACTTGCTATTACTTTCGCACATTCACGTGCAACTAACATGTGTTCTTTCTGTGTGCCGTTTGCACTGCGGAGTTCAATAAAATGAACCCAACTACGCAAAGTACCATTCATATACAATCTAGAAACAGTTAACCCTTCTGGTAAAACTGCTCTGGCTTGTTCTTTGGCGATACCATTTTTAATCGCCCAGTCATATGCGTGCTCAGCAGCTTGTATAACTTCTTTCTGCTTCCACTTCCACTGCTCCATTAAATTTTGTTCAGTGAGTGTGAGACCGCTAAGTTCTATAGAATTTTGTCTGTTCTTCTGGTCCTGTAATCTTGCTTCTCTAAAAACAAAATCAAGTTCTTTTGTGGGGTCAGCATATCGTTGACTAAACTCCTGGAAGGAAAAAGAGCGATGACGTAAAATTTGTCTTGCGATATCTCGTGTGGTTTCAATTTCTAAACAAGCACTTACCATCTCTAGTGGTGACCAATGTTTGTTTTTAATAAGATATCGAATCAACTTTTCTGCTGTATCTGTGTTGTATTGATTACTGGGATTTGAAACTCTTGCGCAGTAAGCAATTAAATCTTGAACATTATTTAGACCATCTTCAATAACTTCAGGTGTTCCCTGCGAATAATTTATTAATTTAACTTTCAAATCTTTCTCCATGTACTAAATTTTAATTTTGCTTCAACACCTGAAAAGGTATTCGTATTTATCAATTCAACAATTTCGTCAGTGGTCATTTTACCATCTAAAATCATTTCATTGATATCTTTTTGCATTACGGTGTCGGGGAACATACAAACATTATAGCCCAAACTAATATATTTGTCAAGTTGTTTTACTATATCTTTATTACGTGGTTCATTATCCATTACTATCGTTGCATTAGTAAGTAGCTGACGAATAGTGGGGGTATCAAAACTTGCTCCTGACACAGCAATTGCATTTGGTAAGAATAGCGAATCAATTGGTCCTTCAACAACGTATATACGTTTGCTATAATCCAAGCGATCGAGTCCATATATTTTCTCCTGCGTTTCATCTACTTTAATTGTATAATACTTGGGTTCTTCTTTACCGAATGCTCTAGCCTGATATGCGAAACATTTACCAGCAGCAGTGAAGTAAGGAATGATAAGTCTTGGATGTTCATCTACTATTGGCTCTTGAAACTTTGGTGTAACTGTATTGGTATATGCTTTAAACTTTGGAGCGAAGTAGAGTAACTTCCATTTATCCTCTGGTATCTGTCGGTTCTTTATATATTGAAGTACTGGATGAGTATCTGGTAATTTATCGATACGTGTAAGATCCTCGAGAATATCATCCTCAAGTAATTCTTCTTCTGGAGTTTCTAAGACGACACTGGTATCAGCAATGTCTTTGTGGTCATTGTATCTTGTTGCGCCAGATTTATAACGCTCCAAGACATACTCATCATAAAGTTTTGTATCGACATACTTGATTAAGTTGCCGAGATTAGTTCCATGTCCGCAGTTGTGACATTTACAAAACAAATCTGACTTTGCTCGATAAATGTATCCACGTGCTTTAAGTTTGTTAGTGGTGCTGTCACCACAGACTGGGCAGGAATAATTCCAAAGGTAATCTTTTTTCTGTTTGAAATTTCTTAGACGTGATCCAAGAATACTTGCAAACTTAACATCAATGTATAACATAATAACTCCACTAGAGTAACTATTTTACTCTAGTTCACAATTAAAAGCAAATTTATTTTACAATTCTTGTCAATACGTCAATATGTCCTAATGCATATCCAAGAACTATTGCACCACCAACAATCATCCACTTCCAGCGTTCAAGAACATCAACACGCTGCCTAACTTCATCCATTGAGGATTTCAATGCTGTGTGTTGTTCTTTATCTGCTTTTGCAAGACCATCGATTTTTTCGTCAAATTTATCCATAATCTCACGATTGCCTGTGGTGATACGTGAATGCAATTCTTTAATGTCTGATTTAACATCAGCAACATCTTCTTTGATTGATTCGACTTGGGCTTCCAATTTTGCGATTCTTTCTTGATCCATAATTGTTAGTTTCTTTGTTTATTTTACACTGTCAAAGATATCTTTTTGGGTTTTATACCACTCGACCCAAGTATCCACTTTTATTTTACATTCATGGTATTGTCCATAATTTTCAATAACAACTTTAAGAACTTCAGATAACTTCTCTGTAGGTTCAGTTTTCTTTAAATCAGGACACGCTTCAACAAGTTCCTTTGGAACTTCTGGGAATTTTCTTTTAACAGGAGTGGTAACTAAACATCCTGCCAATAATAATACTGGTAATACTAATAGAAGTCTTTTCATTTCTTGACTCCTGCTGCAGCATCATTCAATATATTTATTGCTTCTGGGACAACTTTACACTGTGCATCAATCTTAACTTCTACTGTTTTTAATTTTTCTTGTATAACGACTTGAGTATCTTTAACCACTTTCACTCTGTCGATATAAACTTTTTCTATCTTAGTGTTGGCAGTCTTACTTTGCTCTTCAGCAATGGCAACCTTAGCTTCTAAGTCTTTAACTCTGGCTCTCCATTCTTGCTCGATGGCGAGTCCACCCTTAAAATATACACCAGCTAAAAGTAATGCTATACTGATAACTTGTAATAGTGTGCGATACGGAATAATCCAAGGTATCCAACGAATGGCAAATTTAAATAAAATTGAAACTGTTGTACCTACTATACCAGCAAGTAAAACAATATTGATTATCCAGACCAGAAATGCATCTGGAAGAAAACTTAACATCCACATTTATGCTACCTCAACTGGTGGTTTGCGTCTCGCCATCTGTTTATGTTTAGCAATGTCTTTCTTCAATGGTGCTGGAGTATCAGTAGCTACACCTGCGCCAGTGACATTGGCAACTGCATCTTCTTGCAAGAAGTTGCGAACTAAAATTTCTTCTTCAACCAAATACACATTTTCATCAAGCATCTCTAATATTTGATTGTATCTTTGTTCCATTAAAGATGTAGTTCTATCGTTACTTTGATAATATTCTTTAACTAAAAACAATGCAGCAACAAGACTTTTTAACTTACTCTCTCCACCTGGAAGTTTGTTAATAATCTTTTTCATATTAAACACTAGACGATGCAAATAAGTATAAGCATCTTTCTCTGCAGAAGTTTTTAATGTGCTTGACTTTCTAAGGTTCTTACCTTTAGCATCAATTATACCAAGTTTGTATGCTTGAGTATCTTCGAATGGCTTGATTAGCATAGATAAAATTCTATATGCTATCAAGTTGTCTATTAGTCTGCTCATATCTTCCTTAATACTGCAATAATCGTTTCGTCCAATTTAATATCGGTAAGATTAATTCCATATTCTGGAATAGTCTCTGGCATTCTATTCAAATAAACTAAGAAAGTTATTAACTGTGGCCACAAGTCTTCTTCGATTTTATAGAATAACATTTTGGTTGTTGCTTCTCCAAAAATATTATATAAAACGATAATGTGGTTTAATATTAATCGCTCTCTTAATTCACCTGCGTTTTTATATCTGTATATTAATTTCTTCAGGTATATAAACTTTTTCAGATCATCTTCAAATTCAGCTATACTATGACACTGTGGGTTATCATAATTGTGCATAGCATAAATTAAAAAATTAGCATCATTTATTTTCTCTTGCATCATAACCCATTCTAAAGGAGGGAAGGAATCTCCCCTCAACCAAGTTTATTTATTAAGCTGGATCAACACCAACTGTTGTATCATCAGCATTATTGTCGCCAGTGATAGAACTCATAGCAACTAGAACTTCTGCTTTCTTACGAACAACACCTTGTGCGTCAGTATATGTAGTATACTCAACCCAACCAGCATGTGCTGCACCTTTTGCTTTATTTGCAACAACTGCTGCTTCTGCAGATGAAACACCTGCTGTAGCAGCTTTTTCTGCTGCTGTTAAATATTTTGGTTTGCTATTTGCAACGTCTGTATTTCCCCATAGTGCCATTTTATTCTCCTTATTTGAAATTAGGCAAGTGTACTGGATAGCCTGTCATTTCGACACCACTACCTTTTCTCTTAGCGATAGTTCCCTTCTGACGTGCGCCAGATGTAGAA